GGCTGGCTCGAACAATCCCCGAGCGGCGGCTGGCACTGGCTCTACCGGGTCGCCCTCCCCGAAGACACAAGGTTCCCCGGCAACACCAAGATCGCCTCCCGCCCCTCCACCGCCACCGAACTCGCCGCCAACCCCCAGCAGAAACGCCAGACCCTCGCCGAGACCCGCAGCGAGGGCGGCTTCGTCGTCGTCGCCCCCACCGCCGGCACCGTCCACCCCACCGGCAAAGCGTGGGCCCGGGTCGCCGGCGGCCCCGCCACCATCCCCACCATCACCTGGGACGAACGCGAAGCCCTCCACGCCGTCTTCGCCCTCGTCATCGACATCCCCGAACCCGAACCAGCAGCCCCCACCGAACTCGACCTCGCCTTCACCGCCGGGCCGGCCCGCGGCAGCGACGACGGCATCAGCCCCGGAGACGACTTCGAGGCCAAGACCGACTGGAAGGACATCCTCACCGGGTGGACCCACGTCACCACCAGGGGACGCACACGGTTCTGGCGGCGGCCCGGCAAGGACCAGGGGTTCTCCGCCACCACCGGGCACGCCGACGACCGCGACCGGCTCTACGTCTTCACCTCCTCGACGGTGTTCCAGCAGGAAACCCCGTATACCAAATTCGGGGCCTACGCCCTCCTGGAATACCAAGGCGACCATCAGGCGGCCGCGCAGGCCCTCCAGAAGAAGGGCTACGGGCAGCGCCCCACCCCGCGCCTCGAAGTCGTCACCACCACCCCCGCCCGGCCCGCACAGGCCACCCCGCCCCGATCAGCTGGGACATCCGCGCTCGCCACCGTCACCGTCCTCGACGAACGCCGCGCCGCCCACGCAACCATCGCCGACACCGACGACGGCAACGCCGTCGCCCTCATCAACCAGCACGGCACCGTGCTGCGCTACTGCACCGACCGCGGCCGCTGGCTCGCCTGGACCGGGCACGTATGGGAATGGCAGCCCGCCGACGGCGGCCAAGCCCGCGAATACGCCAAAGACATCGCCCGCGCCCTCCCCGAACACGACAACGCCGCCCGCCAGCACAAACGCAAAGCCCTCTCCGCCAAGGGCACCACCGACATGCTCATCCAAGCCCGCACCGACCCCAGAGTCACCGTCGCCATGGCCGACCTCGACGCCCACCCCTGGGAGCTCAACACCCCCAACGGCATCATCGACCTCACCACCGGGACCCTCACCCCAGCAGACCCCGCACGGCTCCACACCCGCACCACCAGCTGCGCCCCCGACCCCAGCGCCGACACAGCACTGTGGGACAGGTTCCTCGCCACCACCTTCCCCGACCCCGAACTCATCGGCTACATGCAGCGCCTCTTCGGCTACTCAGCCGTCGGCATGGTCCGCGAACACGTCCTCCCCTTCGGCTACGGGCACGGCGGCAACGGCAAAGGCGTCCTCCTCGAAGCCATCCGCGCCGTCCTCGGCGACTACGCCACCACCAGCCCCATCGGGTTCCTCATGGCCTCCAACTACGCCCAGCACTCCACCGAGATCGCCCGCCTCGCCGGCGCCCGCTTCGTCATCTGCTCCGAAGTCAACGAAGGCGACAGGTTCGACGAAGCCAAAGTCAAGCAGCTCGTCGGCGGCGACACCCTCACCGCCCGGTTCATGCGCCAAGACGACTTCACCTTCACCCCCACCCACCACCTCTGGCTCATCGGCAACCACCAGCCCGCCGTCGAGTCCGGCGGCAACAGCTTCTGGCGGCGCCTCCGCCTCATCCCCTTCACCCACACCGTCCCCGAAGCGGAGCGCATCGAAGACCTCCAAGGCATCCTCGCCCAAGAGCACGGCCCCGCCCTCCTGAACTGGATCGCCACCGGGGCAGCCCACTACTACCAGCACGGACTCCAAGAACCGCTCTCGGTCACCGAAGCCACCAAGGACTACGCCCACGACGTCGACACCGTCGCCCGGTTCCTCGAAGAGGACTGCACCCTCCACCCCGGCCCCAACGCCAACAGCTTCGCCACCACCTGCGCAGCGCTCCGCAACGCCTACGTCGCCTGGTGCCGTGCCAACGGCGAAGCCGAGCTCAAAGGCCGGTCCTTCCAGGCCCAGCTCATCAAGCACGGCATCAACGTCGGCGCCCACGCGCCCCGCTCCCCGAAGGCCAAGATGTACGGCGGGGTGACCCTCAACTCCGGCGAGGAAGAGCCCGACCCGCACGACGGCGACAGGGGAGGCTTCTGATGACCGAACGAAACCATCGGTCATCCCGCCCCGATGACCGAATGACCGAACTCTCGCCGCTCGCTCTACGCGCCCGCGCGCGTAGAGAACCTGTTGAATCTTCGGTCATTCGGTCATCGACCCAGTCTCGATACACCCACCTCTATGACCGTTATGACCGAACTTTTGATTTGTCCCCTACGCGCGCGCACGCGTACACACGTAGAGCGATAAACGAAACATCGGTCATATCGGTCATCAGCTCACCCGAAAGCGGCGCAGCATGACCGCCCCCACGTCCCCGCAAACGCAGCTGCCCCTCGGCATCCCCGACGCCTACCCAGCCGAACTCCGATGGCTCCTCGCCCTCCCCGCATGGGCACAAGACCAAGCCCAACAGGCCTACGCCAACCGGCTCACCATGCACGCCCGAACAGAACCCTGCCACCGCTGCGGCCAGATCATCCTCCACGCCCTCGACGACGAATACGACGGCGCCACCCAAGCCCGAGCAGACCCCACCCTCATCGACCCCACTGTGGAGCTCGAGCTCCTACTCGCAGGCCGGCGCACCTACAGCCTCGTCATCGGCCCGCCCTCCCGGCTACGCCACCGCGACCAATGGACAATCGGCACCCGCCGCCACCCAGTCCTCCCCCAGCACATCTGCCAGCCCGTCAACGGCTTCCCACTCCCCTGGGAAGCCATCTTCACCCCACCCCCGAAGGAGATCACCGAATGCCCGTTCTGACACCCCGATGCATCGTCGGCATCGATCCCAGCCTCACCTCAACCGGCATCGCCGTCATCCACCCCGGCGGCAACCCCGAAGTCACCACGAAGCGGGTCACCTCGAAGGGATCCAAGGACGCGACATGGTACGACCGCAGCAAGCGGATCAACGACCTCGCCGAACAGATCACCGACGTGCTCTGCCGGGATTCGCTCGTCATCATCGAGTCGCCGTCATACGCCAGCGTCAGCACGAGCGCTCACGACCGGTCCGGGCTGTGGTGGGCGATCTTCGAGAAAGCCACAGCATGGGGCAGCGAAGTCCTGCCCGTCACCCCGGCCCAGCGCATGACCTACGCCGTCGGCAAAGGCGGCGGCCGCGGCACCGACAAAGACAACATCCTCGCCGCCACCATCCGCCGCTACCCCCAAATCGACATCACCGGCAACGACATCGCCGACGCCGTCATCCTCGCAGCCATCGGAGCACGACTCGTCGGCTCACCCCTCGAGGCAACCCTGCCCGCCACCCACCTGAAGGCCCTCACCAAACTCGCCCTACCCAACGCCGCCTGAAGGAGACACGAATGCGCCAGACGAGAAAGCCCACCGGAAAAACCATCGACTTCCGCCACCTCCGCTGGGGCCACAACCTCAGCATCCGAGCCGACAAGAAACCCGGCAGATACACCGGTTCCTGCTGGTCCACACCACGCCCCAACCGCGGCGACAAAATCCTCTGGGCCAGCCAATACGGAACCGTCGAAGCCGTCGTCCTCGACGTCGACTACTGCCGCGACCCCGACGACATGGCCTTCATCAAGGTCAAAGTCACCAACCGCAAACAACTCATCGCCGCGGCGAACGCGAACAACGCGAACGCGAACGCAGACGTTCGGCCTGCCGTTCGCGTACGTGATGAGGTCGAGCGTGGCTGAGTGCGCGTGCTCGAGGATCCTCGCCGACAACCGCACGATGTGCCGGACCTGCGAGCGCACCCTCGCACAGAACATCGCCCAGGGCGAGGCGCTCGTCGATGACCTGCGGGTGACGGCGGAGAAGCTGGACCGCACCGGGAAGCCCGGCCCGCTGGGCGCCGGGTCGAAGACGCCGCCTCTGCCGGTGAGGTTGGATGCGGCGAAGCTGGCCGCCTCGCTGTCCCGGCACCTCGCCGCGAACAGCGCCGGCACCAATGCGGAGCGGGCGGCGCGTGCGGCGATGGCCGACTGGGGGCCGTCGTGGCATGCGCGGCTCGAGGGGCTCATCGTGAAGGCTGTGGCGATCGTGGACCTGCCGCCGGAGTGGATCCGCCTCGGCACCTGCGGCGGCATGTTCTCCGACGACGGCCGCGACGAGGTGCCGTGCGACAACGAGCTGGCCGTCCCCGCCGGCTCCTATGAGGTCACGTGCGAGGTGTGCGGCACCTGGTACGACGTCGCGGAGCGTCAGGCGGCGAAGCTCGCCTCCGCGTGGGACGCCGTGGCCGCACCCCCGGTGATCGTGCGCGCGCTCGCCACGCAGGGGGTCAGGTTGGAGGTGAAGCACATCGAGAACTGGGCTCAGCTTGGCCACCTCGGCAGGGTGTGCGACCTGTGGACCCGTGACGAGGGGTACCGGATCGGGGACGTGCACGCGGTGGCTTTGCGGATGGCCGAGCGGCGCCGTCGCGCTGCCGGGCGGCGCGGTGGGAGGATCGTCGCATGAGCGGCAAGTACTACCCGGTCTTCCTCGAGCTCGACACCGGGTTCGGCAACGCCGACACCGAGGACATCGACGTCGAAGCCACCTCGTTCGAGGAAGCCTGCCGCAAGTCCTACGACGAGTGGGCGCCCACCGGGTGGACACACCTGACGGTGCGCGACCTGGACTCGCCCCGCTCGAGGCACTTCGACCTGTCCCTGCCCTTCGAGGAGGGCAGCGAGTCCTAGCTGGGGTGCTGCGCCACGCCGACCGTGGTGCTCGGTGCTAGCACCACCAAACTTTTAGGGTACGCTGTGCTCAAGATGGGTGGACTGGGCTAGAAGAACTCGCGTCGGCGACGACGCTAGAGGCGCAACCAACAGTCCACCCATCCCCCCTCACCCGTTCCGCGGGGTGTCAACGCCGGCCCGGCAACCAGGCATGGCCACGAGAACCCCCGTCGAAGGCCGGACCGGCTGAATCCCCACGCCGGGTTCCTTGCTCAGCTGCCATGGTCCGACCTGCACCCCGCGGAACAACACACAAGGGAGAACCCGATGGCCGACGACGCCCGCGAAAAGCTCGAGGCAGCGATCCGCGAATACACGGCCGCCGTCACCGAAGGCGACCTCGTCACCGACTGGTTCGTCATCGCTGCCACCGCCGACATGAACCGCGCCGACATCACCGGCTACCTCCACGCCGCAGGCGGAGCCCCTTACCACACCTGCATCGGTCTCCTCGCCGTCGCACGCCAACGCGTCGATGACGAGGCCTACGGAGGCGACGATGGCGACTAGCCCTCACGCGTTCAAGTGCCCCAACTGCGGGTCCCTCGCCGCCGACTACGCCGAACCCCACTGCAAGAAGACCAAGAACAACGGCACCTTCTGCGGCTGGTTCGACTGCAAACACTGCAAAGCCACCTGGGACTCCAAGAAGGGCACCTGGTACCGCATACCCGGCTAGGAGGCGCGCTGTGCCGGCACGCCGCATCGACGACACCAAGAAAGCCCACATCCTCGCCCTCCACGGGCAGGGGCTCGGCTGCAAGGCCATCGCCCGCGAAGCCGGCGTCTCCCCCTCCACCGTCTCCAAGGTCTGCAACGAAGCAGGCCTCACCTTCGACAGGTCGAAGACCGAGGTGGCGACCAAGGCCCTCGTCGCCGACGCAAAGCACCGCCGTGCCGAACTCGCCGAACACCTCCTCGACGACGCCGACCGGCTCCGCCGCCAGCTGTGGGAACCGGCGAAGGCGTTCAGCTTCGGCGGCCGCGACAACACCTACAACGAGGTCGAGCTCGACAAGCCCACCTTCGCCGACCAGCTCAAGATCCTGCAGGCCGTCGACGTCGCCTCCCGCCGCCACCAGTCCCTCGTCGAGATGGACGCCGGCCGCGGCGCCACCGAGGCCGAGTCCGTGCTCGACCGCCTCGAGGCCGGGTTCGCCGAATACGCCCAACAGAACCCCGAAGGGCAGCAGGGAGGCTGACAGTTGCCGCCGCCCCTCTCCCCCAAGCAGATCCAGTCCATCCACCACTCCACCCAGTCGAAGATCGCCCTGTGGGTCGGCGCCGTCTCCGGCGGGAAGACCATCGCCTCCCTGTTCGCCTGGCTCATCGCCATCCGCCACTACAAGGGCCGCGGCCTGATCGTCATCGTCGGCAAGACCCTGCAGACCATCGAGCGCAACGTCATCGCGCCCCTGCAGGACCCCAACCTGTTCGGCAGGCTCGCCGACACCGTCACCCACACCGCCGGGTCGAACACCGCCACGATCCTCGGCCGCACCGTGATGCTCGTCGGTGCCAACGACGTCAGGGCTGAGGAGAAGATCCGAGGCGGCACGTTCGAGCTCGCCTACGTCGACGAAGCCACCCTCCTCCCCGAGGGCTTCTGGGACATGCTCGTCACCCGCCTCAGGGTGCAGGGCGCCCGCCTGCTCGCCACCACCAACCCCGGCTCAACCCGGCACTGGCTCAGGTTGAAGTGGATCCTCGCGGCGGCGGCGAAGCGCATGGTCGTGTTCGCGTTCACGATGCACGACAACCCGCTCTACTGGGACGGCGGCGACCCCGGCCCCGAGTACATCGCCGAC